CCACTGCGCTGCTGGTTGCATCCACTGCTGTAAGGACCAAGAAGCGTAACCGTCGCGCTCCCAGCCTAGTGTGTGAGCATTCGGCGGTGCATGCCACGCCTGACGGCTCTCGGGCACACAGTGCTGATGACTATCACGATCGACTACGTAGGTGCACGAACCTCCGGCACCGGATTGTGTGAAGTACCCAGCAATGTTCTCAGCGCTGCTATCACTGAGCTGGTACTCTTCGTCGTGTGCGACGAAAACGTCGACTCGACCGTTACTACCAGACATATGGTAGGACTGACGGGTAATACTTGGTTCGGTCGTTGCCATTGCTTCCTCCTTGAGGCACGGGACCATGTGGACTAGCAGTACAGTCTCTGTTCTAACCTCCTATAGATTTGCTCCTGGTGTATGGTATAAGGAGTGGATGGGGTAGCTCCGGGTGGCGGATGTGCAATACTTTGAACTGTTTCACAAAACTTGTGCTCTGTAATCTTAGTCCACACGAATGGGGTGAACGCGTTCAGAGTCTGCAACAAGATGAAAAGTAGCAGCAAGGCTTTAGGTGTCTGTATCCAAAGCCAGAAGCGCTTGAGTCGACTGGGTTCACCCCGCATCGATATCCCCTTCCACCCTGCGCGCCAGCGATGCGCGTTCCTGTTGTGTAAGAAGAAGTTGGGCACGTAGACTATCGATATTCGCTTGTAGCTCCTTTTCTCTTCTTTGCCACGTTTCTCGGTCACTCTGCCACTCCTTGCGCAAGTTCTTGTTCTCTTCTTGCAGCACACTTACGATGTATTTGATCCCAGGATCATCTTTATCACTTCTCCATTTCAAATATGCAAGTATGCCAGGGATTAGGCTGACAACTGCAATGAGAAAGCCCCAGTTGTTAGCAATCGCAGCTGTGATGGGAGTCTCGGCGAGGATCATTCGTACACCGGCCCTTCATCATACACTGCAATAACGACTGGACGAGAGCTCGCACGCCAGAGGTCATATGTACCAGTACCCGCAACGACCAAGAGCGTCGTCCCGATTGTAATGACTCCGTCAGGATAAGTCCCTGGATCGATGAAGTCAAATAAGTCAGCACCAATCGCTGCTGCGTTCGTACCTTGCGGAGAAACACGTGTAATAGAACGAACTGGATCAGTAGTAGTAACGTCCCCACCAGCTTCATCTATCCGAAGGTTTACCTGGACAGTACTGCCTGCTACTGACACACCGATTAGCTGATGGGCTCTAACTGAGTACAAACGATTACTGTCATAGTCCAGTTTAACTTGTGCTGCTGTCAATTCTGCTGTCTGAGCTCCAACGTCACCACTGATCTCACGGACGTAAGCTGCAAGACGTGTAGAACCGCTATCAACACCCCGCTCGAGCCGGCGGATACGTTTCTCCATCGCAGGAATAATGTCAAGTAGGTTAGGTGGGTAGTTCGGCACTAGTGTCCACTACCTCTCGTAGGTCATTGATGAACAAGACCATCGTCTCGTTATCATCCGGACCAAGTGTAAGCTGGAACCCTACGAAGCGCTTCGCCTCATCGTAGTCGAACCAATGGTGAGGGACAACTAGCTGGAACTGATCTCCGATACTCGTAAAAGGGTCAAAGGGCAGCTGTGTAGGATCGCACACTAAGGAAGGGGTAACCAGAGGTCGGTTCTTTAGTGCGAGGTTAGCCTTTGCAATGTTGTCTAGATTAGCCTTTGTCTTTGCAGGACCGTAGTTGAAGGTATCCTGCATCAGAGTGTAGCGTTGCTGCGAAGCTGGGTCTTGTGCTTCGGAGACAATCTTAGCAGCGTCCTGTCCAGAACCCAAACCCGTGTAGTCGTTCACCATAGCGCGCGCATTGATCTGTTCCGTTACATTGCGCAGCTGCTTAGGATATACCAACCTGTGGGGCTGTGGTTCGCTCTTGTACGGGTAGTAACAGTTAAACTCCCTAGTAGCAGGGTCAATCCAGAAGTCGAAGCCCTGGTTAACGAAGTCCCGCTTTGCTAGGTCGTCTGTAACAATATCGAGTACCTTTTGCGGTTCCCAGACGTTGATAACTAGGTGCTGCTTAGTACCAGAAGCCTTGAAGCGTCCCCTGACAATACGTAGGTCTCCCCACTGATACCACCGCTGCGTAGCATTAACCATATTCCAGGCTAGTTCGTCCTGGAAGTCCGTGATATCCTGCTTACGCTTGATCTCACGTTCAGCAAAGTAGCTCAGGAGACCTTCCGATTCAATTGCTAACGTACCGGCGTCGAGATCGGCAGTTGCTGCCCAGAGTGGACCTGCGTAGCGAAGTTTACCATCTCGCCACAGCCAAATCTCCTGTGCGCCGGGGTCGACATTCTTCTTCGTGACCTTATTGGACTGAAGCGGAAGAGTACAGCGAAGGTTATCTGGCTTGTTGATGTAGAACTCGGCCTGCAAGTCCTTGTAGGGCAGACGAGCAACGAGAGCACCCGTACGGATGTCTCGTGTCTCGAGCCTGAACCGGCTAGGCTTTCTCGCCATTAACCAATGTCTCCCATGTCTTCGACCCACGATTCGATGTTGCCGAATCCGCCGGGCAGAGTCTTCACTGTACCACTACCGCGAGCACGGAAGATTTGCACGTTGAAGGTTACTAGCCCTGTGTCAGTAGTATTGACGACAGGACGCATTCCCCCAATGTGGATCGACACATTTGCTACGTCACAAATGACGGATGTGTCAAGGTAGATAGTACTACCGCGTACGATCTGAATAGTGACTAAGTCGTTAGCTACAGTGCTACTGACGTAGCCGTCATGACAGAACCTGTAGCGTCGGTTTGGCAGCAAGCGAGCCTGGAAAGTATGAACGACTACTGGTGTCGTAGTAGCACCACCCGAAGCCGTCGTGCCTGTAGCACCAGCTAGCCATCCTGTCGACATGTAGTCTGCAGGAAGCCAGCGCTGTCGCATGTCGTCCATAGCACCCACCGTACCCGAGATAGTGCCAGACGAGGAGATACTAGTAAAGTTCAATGGCAGCTTCAAGCGTGCCAGCGCAATCGAACTCAAAGGAATAGCCGGGTCAGTAGCGTTCGTTGTACCTTGCACGATCTCGACCGTGCCGACAGTCAAACCGCTTGCATCAAACGCAGTGTCATAGACACGTGCGATGACTATATCGTTACGCTGAGTAAGCGTTGTGTTGTCCGCAACGGTAAGGTTGCTGACAGCAGTACTCTCGAAGTGGTAGGTGTACTGAGGATTACCGACTGACCCGAAGTCACCGTTAATCAACCCATTGCCTGGGCTAATGTCAATAGTCTTGTTTGCGCCGGCAGCACGCTGACTAACCTTCAACTCCGACATGCGGAGTACACCCTCAAGCGCCGTAATCAACTTGAGAATGGATCGGATATCCGCAGCGGTGTATGAGCCTGTGTCGAAGAACCTAACGTTAATTGTCATATGCTACCCCTGTGACCAAGCCGATCGGTACTTGAAATCTACTGCAGCGCTAGCATCAGCTGATGTAGCTGTCACAGAGATATTGTTGTCTCCCTTTGCTAGGAAGATAAACCCGCCTGTGTCGACAACCTTGTTGGAGATGTCTGCGCCATTCTTTGTTACTGTAAGAGCTCCACAATCGACGACAATAATATCTCCTGGATTAGTCGATATAGGTAAGTACAGACTTTGCGCTGTAGCAGCGTTAATGATCATTGCATTCGCCCAACGGTTGCGAAGTACAATGACTGGTTCACTTTCAATACTACCGGCATTGTTGATTACAGCACTACCGCCAACGACCTGTCCACCAAATGTCCAAGGGAAGGTAATTGGGAAGTGAAAACCGGACCCAACAATATCAGGGAACTGAATCGTCTGTGTGACAACAGTTGTAGAATAGTGACGAGGATCTTCACACAGAATCTGTGCTTGAACCTTACGCTTATTCGGTCCGCCTTCGTCGCCACCGGAAACGTGATTGTACTTGATACCTAGTGGCTTACCAAAGACTACTCGGGCTTCAGCTCCTGATGGCTTAGTATAAAAGGGGTAGTCATTGTCGTCGGGTTCGAAGTTAGCAGCAAGCCTATCGAGCAACGGAATGATACCTGGACCGTTTACGACGTAAGCCATCATGTCGATGACGATTGTCTTAGGCTGTAAGTACTTTGCATACTGGTACGAACCATGAGCGCCATCACGGTCTACTGTGACAACTCGTGTATCGGCCATACTCATACCTTCGATGTTGGTTACATCGAAGAAGTCAGCACTTGCAGGCCCGTTTAATAGAACACCACCATCAGCAGTATCCTTAAGCTGGTATTGCCAATCTTGAAGTGTTGGAGCTAGACTCGTATCGATATTGACAACCGACGAGTCGAGTACGGTAGGAATAGGCATCAAGCACCTCCAGCAGCCGGAGGCACGGGCTGAGCAGGACCTTCAAGCGCAGCCACTCTAGTTGTCATATCACTCATTGAATCCTGCAGGGCACTAACCTGACTAGCAAGATTGTCTAGCACAGTTCTTACTGACCCGATCTGAGACTGTGCGTCGTTCACCGCTTGGCGAGCCTGCTGCAGTGCTTGCTGAGCCTGTCCGCGTACCGACTTTGTACTAGTATCCAGATCATCCTGAGCTGCCTGAATCTGGTCTAGTGTACTCTTCCAGCGCTTAGCAACGTCTTGCACATCTGCGACGACAGCCTGTACATCTCGAATACGAGCATCCTGTCGCATATGCAGAACGACTACAGGACCCTGGGCAACACGAGCGTATATGGTTTCGCTGTCATCATTAGGACCATAGAAGCGAGGAACCATAGAGAACTCGTCTAGCACGAGCGTCCCAGCAGGAAAGACTGGATTCTGATTCTCGTCAAGGATGTCTGCCGATGACGTAGCATCAGCATCATTGAACAGTAATAGTACAGAACCTGCAGCACTAGTGACTGGACCTGATCTAGGGATGTTCAGTACTAGCTGTTCACCGTCTGCTGGGAAAAGGTTTCTACTCATCCAGTCCTCGCAGCAAGTCTGAAGCCGAGATCGGCTGCATGCTTAGTCGGGTCGATCTCGTTAGTGTGAATGGTAATGTGCTGCGTTACGGTACGGCTATTGTCATTGGGCCTAAGCTCTTCGGCTCGACCAGTACCGTTATAGACTTGACTCCAGCCTGGCTGCAACAACCCACCGCTATCCATAATCTTAACAGGACCGCCGTACTTGTACCAGTGATGCGAACGCCAGAAGGCTGCTGCTCTGTCTGGGTTGCCATACCGGCCAGAGATGTAAGCGAACCCGTTCTGGATCTGTGAACCTAGCGAACCGCCGCCACCGTAGAGCAGCTGGAACAGACCGGACGCAGTAGACGACGGGTTCTTCGCACTTGGATTCCAACCACTCTCGTGGCTGATAATGTAGTCGAGGGAGTCGAGCATTCCGCCCCAACCGCGTGCGCGTGCAGCAGCTTCTACGGTAGCACGAACAGCTCCACCCTTGAGACCAATTCCTGGACCGAACCCACCAGCCTGTGCGAACACGCCAGCGTGCACGTGGTCGCTGTGTCCGCCGATTGCTCCAGGAATCCAACGCCCGTTCTTGATGTAGCGACCAGCAGGGTCGTAGAACAACTCCGCTAGCTTCGGACCGATGCGCGCCAGAGTCAAGAACAGGTGCATCATGTTGCCGGACACTAGGTCAACGGCACGACCCTGGTAGTGCAACGAACCCTGAACGTGCCCGCCACCAGTAGTGCTTGTAATGGTGTAAGGCTCGTGCATGCGATCGAGGTATTCGGTAACACCCTGCCAGCCACCACCAACAAGTGTCATCATCTCTCGCATCATCGCATTACCCTGATCGGTAACGCGCTTGATCGAGTCTAGATACCACCTGTTGATCTTGCCTGGTACATCGTTCATGTGGATGTCAGGAACTGCCTTAGCTCCGACAGCACCACCGAACGCAAACTTGTGTGCGTTGTTCAATCCATCAAGGTTAACGCCATGCGCTTCGAGAGCTGCAACAGCCGGAGCTTGAAGGACGTATTCACCGTTTGACAGCATCGACGGTATCTTGTCCTGACGAGTACCACCAGGACCCTGAATCTTACCACCGAAGGCGTTGAATCCGAATGCTCCAAGACCGGAGTTAGCACCTGCACTAGGAGGCGACTGTCCGAAGTTCAGGAAGTCAGCCAGTGCACGAATGTGCACATCCTTATCCTTCAGTGCAGCAACTGCATCTCCGATCTTCTTTGTCATGTCTTGCCATGCAGCCTTGGTCTGCTCTGTATTAGTCTTAGCAGCAGGTGCCTGCAAGTTTTGCTTAGCAAGCCAGTCTACGATAGCATCCTTAGAGAATCCTATCCGTTTCGCCTCTTCGATGATGCGAGGGATGTTTTGGTTGACTGCGTCGGTATATTGGAGAGTTCCGCCGCTAGCCTTCGCCTTCGCATCTGCATCGTCAAGCGCTCGGTTCGTGATCTCCGCAAGCGCGACTGCATTCTTAGCACCCGCGATCGTGTTAGTGTCAAGGCTACGCGAATGCGCATCGACTTGAGTCTTCAGTTCCGATAGAGCGATAGTGAAGTTAGCATCCGCTGCAGTAGCGTCCAAGTTAACCTGGACGAACTGTCGCATTGCTTGTTCGGCGGCCTTGAGAGCTTCTGCGTCCGCATTAGCGGCATCCGCTTGGTCATCGATTCCCTGCTTACTCTTGTCAACAATGGGCAGGCTGTTTACCTGAGCGTCGTACATCGCACGGAACTTATTCTCAGCATCTGTAATAGATCCTGCGAAGTTGATTCCGTACGAGTGAGCAAGTTCTAGGACTCGCTCATTGGAAATGTTGTATTCCTTAGACAATACATCGGATGCTACCTGAGCATTTTGCATTGACTGCTTGGTATCGTCAATTGCCTTTGTCAACCTGTTACGGTCAGCAACGATATTTTCGCCGTGCAATACAGTACCGATTACACCCTTAGCAACTGCAGCGACACCTGAGATGTCATGAAGCTTACCCTCTAGCTGGGTAATCTCATCCTGGTAGCTTCGGATGGTAGTGTGGTCAGCTGCCTTGTCGATATCCTCAATCGACTTTGCAACAGCTCCGCCTGAAGTGCTGAACGAACGGAAGGCATTGACTACCCCGATCGCTCCAGCTGCCAAGATAGCAAAGCGCGCCGTAGCAAGCAGTGCTGACTTAACTGACATTGCATCGAAAGCGTCTCCGACAAACATTGCACGGAGACGCAAAGTCTCAAGGGCGCTAACAAGTCCTGCACGAATAGTACCCGCAAAGGCAGCAATCTGTGCTGTCCAAGCCGACCACTTCAACGCAATGTAAGCTGCAGCGAGAGCATATACTGCAACCTTGTGTCTGCCAAGCCACTCTACGACTGGACGTCCGACGACCATCAACGCAACGAAGGCTGCAGTCCACAACGCCGTACGGGCGAGGATAAGTCCCATCGAAGTGCCCATAGCAGCCATAGCAAGCCTGATCATACCAAAGGTACCAACTACAGTGAGTACGATACCTGATAGAGTCAAGAATGCTGCGCCGAGGAATCCTACGACTGCTAAGTAACGCGTAGTCTGTGGTGACAAGTTAGCAAAGAAGTCACCAATCTTAAGCAACTGATCCAGGAAGAACTTTATGACCGGCCGTAGAGCATCGCCGATCTCAATGCGGAATTCCTTAAACCGGTTCTTTAAAAGCTGAACCTTGTACTGTACAGTATCAGACATCTGACCGAATGCCTGATCCATCGCACCTGCGGAATCGCCCATCTGGTTGATGAGGTCACGCAGCTGTGGGAAGTTCTTAACTGCAAGGTCCCAGAACCGTCGAGCCTGAATAGTACCGCCAGCACCCTTGAAGAGCTCATTGAGTACGGCTACCTTTTCGGGCTGCGGTAGTGCTGACAGCTTACCAGCCAAGTCGCCAACAATATCGACTAGAGGACGGAACTGTCCGTTAGCATCCTTGACCTTAATACCCATTGCTTCGAAGCGTTCGACAGTCTTCGGGTTGACCATCGACTCCAAAGCACGACCGGCCGACGCAGCTGCCATAGCCGTCGACAGACCATTTCGGGTAAGGAAGGCGAGCATACCGCCAAGAGTCTGGTAACTCTGACCAGCTCTGACCGTCGTAGGTGTCGCTCTACCAATCGTACTAGCGAACTCGCCGAAGGTACCGACGCCCTTCCTAACCAGCTGGAACTGGAAGTCCAGAACCTTATTCACGTCTCCAGCTGGAATCTGGAAGGCGTTCATAATACCGATCGTAGCTCGCGAAGCATCCTGCAAGCTTACCTGACCAGCAACTGCTTCCTTCGCAAAGCTACGTAGCAAGGACTCCGACTGAGGAAGTGTAACGTTCATTGACGAGAAGATGTCGAACAAAGACCCTTGCAGTTCTTCGAACGGTACACCTATCTGCTTGCCAACGCGCATACCTATAGCAGCGACGTCTTGTATCTTAACACCGATCTGATCGACCTGTGTCAGGGTTCTAGCAGACTGATTCTCATATTCGGCGCTAGCTTTTATCGACCCTGTAAAGAACTTAATCGACGCAGCGCCAGCTAGCGCGAACGCAATACCCACCCCAGTAAGGGCTTGCGAACGAGCAATCTCCGCTTCAGTGTGGAGACGGCTTTGTGCTAGCTGACGCCGCGTTGCGCCTTGCAGGATGGCAGTATTCGAAGCAACCGACGACAGAACCCGTGACGCTTGGTCGCGCGCTCTGACGATGAAGAGGATCTCTCTACTGCTGAGAGCCATCTGGCTGCTTGTCCTTACTTTTCCGTTCGGCCATAGCCGCCATCACTACTTGGAGGATTTCGACGTGTTCAACTTCCTGATCGAATAGGCCGCCGGGTCCTGGTAGACAATTGAGACGCAGGCACAACATTGCCCAGTCAAGGGCTGCTGCGACTTCGACATCTTCTTCATCCTTAGGACTAGGAAGGACAATTGCCATCCGGATCCGGTCTAGGAGTTTCCCTCCTCTTCCTCGTCGTCTTCAGGCGGCTGGTTCATGTCGTCGATCAGACGAGCGATCTCTTCACCGATTGCACCGTCAAGTGATTCGACGTCTGCTTGGTTCTGGAAGTCCAGCTTGCGACCACCTTCGTCTTCCAGATTGTGGTCCATGATGGTGTGCGCAAACTCGAACGCTTGGACACGTCGGTCCATGAGCGCCATTTCGCCTTCGAAGTTAGACTTCTTCCGGCCGGACTTTACCGACATCTTCGAAGTGAAGGCTCGTCGAGCCTGCATCTCACCGTAGTCCAGCTTGCGAAGTAGGACGAACCCACCTTCACAGGTCTTGAGTTCTTTGCGCTCCCAAAGCGTTTCGTCTCGCTTATTGGATGTCGCCCTCGGCATGATCCCCTCCAGATCGTAAGTTAAGGGCTTGCTTAGACTGCTTGTTAGACTGAGTCTCATTGAGTCTAACGGGCGGAACTTACCTCCTTAAGTATAATCACCCTCTGGAAAGTCTAACGCGATTCTAACCAGTCAGACACTTACCAAAGCTCCACAGGGCGATTAGGCGGGAACCACATCCTCCTGACACTTCAGGGTGATGCCGTAGGACTTGTTCGTCGTTGAATCGAAAATGCCCATGAACTCAGTCGACGCGCGAAGCAAGTCACCCTGACCGGATAGCCCAACCGTGTAGTCCGACTTCACCGTTACCGGCAAGTCAAACTGGATCGAGTTGTTCACTCCCTTGGTAGCGACCAAGGTAAGCGAGCTTGCAGTCAGCGCCTTGAAGGCATCGTACTCCGCACGAGACTGGAAGTCCCTTGTTGTCGTCAGACCGACCGAACGCTCGCCGTACGTGATGAACTGTGCACGCGAGCCGAGATTCTGCAGACGCTGCTGAGGCGCTGCATTGTCCTCGATAGCAAGATCGAAACCGTCGCAGTCGAAGACCTGCGTTGCGGTCGGGATCTGAATGTTGTACTGACCTGCACCGAAAGGCTGCACAGTGCCGTACCCTGGAGTAAACGGGCCAGCCTGCGTGAGTTCCTGCATCCCCATGATCGAGAATGTAACCTTCAGCAACCCGCCGTCGATGGTGTACCGGGACGATGACACAACGCAGCCAACGTAAGCAAAGGCGAGCCCATTGCGGATGACCGTAATAGAGCACGTGCGCGCCGGGACGGCAGCAGCTGAGGGTGTAAAGCTGTACGTGAAGTTGGGAGTCGTACCTGACCTGACGCCTGTTGTACGAGAAGCGTAAAGAAAGTACGGCATCGCGTCTTCGAGCACTTCCATGGTAATGTCGCCTGCGACGTGTGAGTCACCTGCAACTCCACCACGCACATCGACGATACCCTGAATAGGACGACGCCATACAGTAGCCTGAGTGTGCTTCAGGCTCTCCGATTCGATCGGGATCCACTTTGCTGGCGTTACCCAAACACCGGGCGCGGCCGCTGTTTCGAGAGCAATGCCGAGGAACCCAGCACCAGCAACACCGACAGCCATTAGCTGTTACCTCCATCGTTCTTGTCGCTGCGCGACTTGGTCTGGACCTTCTCGACAGTCACGTGGGGATCGTCCTTGAAGGCAGCGATGGGATCCAGTAAGGGAAGCTCTTCTAGAGTCTCTGGATCGATACGTGGAGGCATGCTACCCCAGTAGCGCTTGTATCCGTCGAACGTGTCCTGATCGACTTTGGTCCTTTTCCCATTCTCGAAGGCGCCTAGCCCAAGAATATGGATCTCTTCACCCTTCGGTGTGTTGGCATAGTCGACATTTACCTCGTACTCATTGTCACTCATGTGAGTGCTCCGATCGGTAGCTGGACACGCACAAGCCCTTCCCACGTAAGCCGGGTTGCGTAGAAGACGTGCCCACCTTGAGCACGGTAGCCAGGAGTATACGTTGTAATGAAGCTGTGAATGACGAGTCCACCAGCCTGTCGATGTTCTGCTAGCTGCAAGAAGTCTGCTACAGCAATCGACAGAGCTTCGCCATCCATACGCCCTTGTGCTCTATTTCCGAGTCGCGAGTAGTAGACGTATATGTTCTCACGAATGCGACGTTCCATCCTGAACGGGACGCCGACAAACTCCTGCGACATTGGTTCTGGTTCTACACAAGCAGCAGGCACATTTGGCAACAAGGACTGGTCGCCATAGAACACATCTTTGACGCCGAGGGAAGTCTTTGCAGCGTCAAGGATTCCTACTAGGTACTTCGCTACGTCTAGGTAGTCGTTCATGAACGCATCCAATCATCGAACACCTTTTCGATCGCCACTTCGTCTTCTGGTTGAAGGATCGCGAACGGTCGAGCGGGAATCTGATTGGTGCCTTCCTGATGAATACCTGCGTAGGGTGCTGCATCTGGAGTCTGCAGTTCGGCATTACCGCCCTGGATCTTCCAGTTCTTCATCAAGCCCATCTCTTCGAGGAGCGAGCCTGTGTCTACTAGAATCTTTACACCACGACCGATCATCTGTCTCTGGTCGATCGTACGTTCGGCAAGTGGTTCCCAAGCCGGACGTCCGCCCGCTTCGAAGTTCTGCTGTATCGACGGGATGATAACTTCGCTGACAGCTCTGCGTAGGGGCTTCTCGAGCTCCCTTGCCTTCGTCGCTCCTCGTTTAACATCCTCTATGATGAGAGCAGCGCCTAAGAGCTGGATGAAGGCCATTAGAAGACCTTTCCCATGGTGAAGCGTCGAGCATCCGGATAGTCCTCGTCGCTATACCACCCAGGACCACCCACGTCAGTTCCTGGAGCTCTGACAGGAGCTTCTTGCTTGTCAGAGGGATAGAATGAAGGAGAAGGATCTTCATAGGTGTCATCAATGTCGCTGTCGATCAGGACGAGAGTACCGTCGAGCAACCCGCCCAGGAGATCGAAACCCATGTTCTCGATCTCTTCGGCGTACCGATCGAGGTTATCTACCTCTTCCGCGTACAACTTCTTACGCATACGTGCAGCGTACAGAAGCGAGATGGTGTTACGGATCAGCTCAGGGGTGTTATCAGGATTAGTCCACGTAAGCATTCGATTAACATCGTAACGCTTTGCTAGCGCAGCACGCACCTGCTCGAGCAGACCCTGGACGAGATCTTCGTCAATCTCCGCAGGGAGATTCAGCTTCTGGGTGTCAAGCCAGCGCTGAATCTCCCCTATGGAGATGACAGATCCCATCAGCCCTTAATCCTCCTAACCTCGGTCTGCGTCAGGTCTGCGCGGACGTCGCCGCCGCCCGCTTCTGTGCCTTCGCCGACAAGACTGGTCTTGGACGTGACAGCGCCAGCCTTCGAGCCGGTGTCGCGTCCAGGCTGTACGGCAACGGACTGGTCCTGCGTGTGCTCGGCATCGAAGCTTCGAGCAGCCTCACCAGGCTGAGGCCCTTCAAGTGCACGAGCAACATCGGTGATGACCGCTTCAGCCATGGACGGGTTGAGCGCTCCAGGCTCTGCGACAAGCCAAGTGTTAGGGTCGTCAGCGTAGCCCTCAACCGTAACCGTGCCGTCTTCATACATGCGCTGGAGATCCTCCTTGGAGAAGGTATCGCCCGGTACGGTCTCACCGGGACCAACCTCGACCAGGGGATTCTCCGGATCACCGGTTCCATGNCGNAGNGTCGACACCGCAACTAGGTTACGAGTTCGTGCAGCAGGCTTCTCTTCTTGCTGAGTCTGCTGAGTCTGCTGTGCCTTCTTGGCAGATTCGTCAGCCATCGTTCCTCCTCTCAGGCCACAGCCGACTTGATGACGTACCCAGCAATGGACTTGTTGGACGCGTCGACGGCAGTCATCTTGACGTCGTATCGACGACCGACACGAACGAGGTCGCTCTTGCGACGGATTTCACTCCAGCGTTCGACTGCCTGAGCACCCGCTCCCGGGTAGCCCCAGACGAACTCGTACGCGAAGGCNGGGATCTTCTGACCTGGTCGTGCAGGCACGTATGCCATCACGATGTCCTTGGCCCAGAGGTACCCGAGCGTGACAGCCTGCCCAGCCGCCGAAGTCTGGATACCCGTACCAGGCACGACGACTTCGGGGATCTGAAACAGCGCCGAGATCAGCTCCTGCGACACAATGCCACGCTCGCTGTACTTGATGCGCTCGATGAAGTCCGGGTGATCCTCCAACACGATCATGACCTGCCACGGGATGATCATCATGTTCGGGTCGAGGAAGATCTGGTTGTGGATCGCGATGCGACCACCCTTGACGTCACCGATCGGGTTGGAGTTGGCGAAGTCGTTCCACTGCGCCGTCCCAGAGAGCGTAGCGCTCATACCCGTTGCGTAGTTGGCTACCGTAGTAACCAGGTTCTTGATCGTGATCTCGCGACCCAGGAGGATCTTCGAAGTCACCAACTCGGTCGCGTCCTGATCGGGCGTGATCGGATTATCGGCTTCTTCTCGCTCTTCCCAAGTAACCGGGATCTGCAGAGCGTGCTCCTGTGCGTAGTACGTGTCCGTACTGACGTGCAGACCCGGGATCTCGTTCGCTTCGGTGCCAGGCGCCCGAATGTCGTCCTCCGGGAACCAGCCTTCACGAGGGAAGACGTAGTACTTGTCGGAGATACGGCCGACTGGGACAGCCGGCGTAAGCCTGTCGGCGACTAGTCCCGTTGTCGGGAAGCCAATAGAGATCTGGGTGAGCGCGACGTCGATATGGACGTTCTGCATCCCTGTTGGGTTGTAGACAGCCATGTCAGACCACCGCTCCCGGAGTCAGAAGGACGTCGACCTGATCGCCGACCTGCGAAGAAGGCGTCATCGCGATTCCCAAAGCGGGGGAGCCAGCGACACCAGCATTGGTGATACGACCCAACGCATCGACTCCTACCTTCTGCATACGAGCGATGTTGGCAACACCGGCAATGGCACGGGTGATTCCGAGAATGCGAACATCGACGGTCACCTTGCCGTAGGCAATCTTGGCGGTGTCGTCAACCTGCCACTGAGCGACGCCCAGAACGAACTGAGCTGCCGCATCCGACTGCTTGACATGCGTGTTCGAAGTCAGTGTAACTGCACGGAACTCTAGCACGACTGTGTCGACGACGTAACCCTTATCGAGTACATAGTTTGGACCCATTGTCACACCACCTGAGTCGAGGACTTGAGGAACTCGGTGCGGTAGGCCCTGTACAGGTCAGGGTTCTCGTTTGCGACCTTGACGATGGCGTCGGCTGCAGAGAGCTTGTCGTTCGCCTTGCGCGCCTCTTCCACCTTCTCCATGAAGACGTGCTGGCCGCCTTCATTCCCAGGCTCGGCACCTGTGCGACCACTTCCGGAGTCGTTGCGCCCCTGCTCACCGAGCTGAACGAGTCCGGTCTTGGCCAACTGCTCTAAGGCTTCGAACAGAGTCTTTTGGTTGGTCTCGTTCAGAGCAACAGCGACCGGAAGGAGCTTGTCCTTGACAGCCGGAGGAAGGATTCCCTTCTCGCCCTTGACCTCAGAGAGCTTAGTTGCTGCTCCCTCTGTGAGGCTCTTCACCGTCAGCGTAGCGAGGTCCTTCTCGTTCTGCTCGGCACGCTCCCAGGCTTCCTTCAGCATCTTCGCTGCCTCGGGATCGCTCTCCTTCAGCTTCTTGAGCCTGGCCTTCTTGTCGTCGTCCTTCGGAGGCGGATCAGCTGGCTTAGTGAGACGCTCGGAGAGCTTCGTGACGAACTCGCTCTCGTCGACATCTTCGGCCAGTCCGATCGCCTCTGCGATGGGCTTCATCGCATCTGCGATCTTCGCCACGGGTGGCTCTTCCTCTCTCTCAGGTAATACTTCGGACAGATTGACAGGCGCGATCCCACGAAGGAACGGCCTGTTGGTAAGAGCGCCCCCGAATAGGACGTCTGTGTACTTCGTCTGTGTTGCGGGGTCAGTCCACTCGTCGTTGAACTCCGGCGAGAAGTACCTGTACTCCTTGTTCTTGATCATCCTTGCAGCGTCAGGAGTCCACGCTACGTTGAGGTAGAGACCATCCTGTCTGACTTCAGCATCTCTGACCCACCCGGCAGCCTTGCCGTCACGTTCCTTGTGATCGTAGTCAATGTCAAGGTCGCTCTTGCGTACCTTGTTCTTGACATTGGTAGCGAATCTGGTAGCTCGATCCTGATCGAACTTCATCTCGCCATAGAGCGGATGCTGCCACGTCCCATACGGGAAGGCTTGAAGCCAACACGCTGGCTCTGGTTCGTCGGACAGTTTGGCGCTAGCCAAGTCTACCCAGTACCCGAGTTGAACGGCTTGAGGGTTCACTTTACCTCCTACCTCCATTCTATTTGTCTAAGCGGTCGTTCCGCCCTATGTACGGATATAATAGTATCACCCGCTCCCTATTGGAACTCTTGCGTTTGACCAGACTGAACTAGACTCTGTTGCCCCTCCTGCTCAAAGCTTTGTCCATTAGACTCCTGTGTAAGCGAACTGTCTAGCGACTGCTCGATCGTCTGGAACTCAACAGGCGGGAAGCGTAGTGGCTTAAGCGGGAAAGCAGTGTCTTCTTCTGTTGTCTGTCCAAGCACTAGGCGCTTAAGCTTCTTAAGCACTAGTCCTAGATCAGTTTCCTGCGCTAGATTAATCCGGCGAAGCTTTGTTCGACGAAGCAATGCCTGTGCTATGTTAGACTCAAGGATCTGACCGAGCAGCCTAGTCTTCTTGAGTCGCATCGAGTAACGCGATACAGATATGTTGTCGATCCAGATCTGATCGCCAACTAACGTTGCACCTGGTACCTGCACGGTCGGGAGTACTCGCATAGCTGTTGCAGGCATTGCTGCGCGTACAGTCAGCAACGACCATTGTCCAGCAGGACAACTTACCTGCGAGCCAGCTACAAAGGCAAGAAATGTTCCTGTAGGACCATGTATGTCAAAGCGTCCTTGCAAATTCATAGTACGCGAAGGCCACACCCATAGCTGACCTTCTACTATATCCTCGCCTTGCACACTATTATCGGCAGTACGGCCTCCATAAGCATGAGCGCTAGCACCGGTTGCTACTTGTATATTCCACAGTAAACTCTTGGTACCGCTGTGTACATGGGTAGCATCGACTACTAGATCGTTAGCATTGCTTACGGTAGAAGTATAAAAGGCAGACCAACTCAATGCTGGACCTAGAGTCCCGAGCGCAAAGCTCTCGAAGTCAAGTGTACCGGCTATGCCAGGAGAAATCTGCTTTCCGAAGGGTGTGTCAGTCTCGGTGGTAAGACCGAGTTGCTTAGCCTTATTTCGAACAAGAGCAAACGGTGTATCTGTCTCAGTAACTAGACCGAGTAGCCGCTTGATGCCGAAGCCCTTGAGAGGCTGCGCTACATCGGTTTCAACAGCCTGACCTAGAGCACGTACCTTAGCACGACGTAGTAATGCAAGAGGCGCATCGTTTTCAGTAGCAAGTCCGAGAAGACGTACAACGCTCTTACCGATTCCTAGCGCTGTATCAGACTCTATAGTTATACCGAGGGTCCTGAGCTTACTGCGAAGCNCCACAGGGGCAGCAGTATCAGTTTCCAGAGCCTGATTGACCGTACGCAGCTTCCGTTTGGTTATCGTCGAAGCTGTGTCGGTTTCAGTAGCCTGTGTGAGCGTCCGTAGCTTCCGGCGCAAGGCTAATGCAAAGCCAGTGTCGGTTTCTACTGCTTGTCCAACAGTACGCTGCTTGCGTTTGGTAACCGCTGAAGACGTGTTAGCTTCTGTTGCCTGTCCGAGCGTTCGCGTTTTGCGCCTTGTAGCTGTAAGGCCAAGATCAGTTTCTTGCGCAAGTGGTATTGTACGACGCTTTACTTTGGTAACTGCTAGACCAAGATCAGTTTCCTGGGCCAGAGCAACCGTACGACGCTTTGCTTTAGTGGCAGGTTGAGGCGTGTCTGTCTCTAGAGCTTGCCCGAGCACAACGACAGTCGGCACCCGCACAGTAAGCGGAAACGTGCTGTCGGTCTCAAGGGCTAGTGCGAGAAGTCGTGCCTTTCTCTTGGTGATCGTCGAGGCAGTATCAGTTTCGGCAGCCTGACTAAGTACACGTGCTTTCTTCTTTGCAATAGTAGCAGCCGTGTCAGTTTCTGCTGCTTGTCCAAGACTTCGCCTCTTGGTTTTCGTAATTGGCGAACTGCTATCGGTTTCGACAGCTAAGCCGAGTACTACAGTCTGACCTGTCGGAGCTACAGGACCTGTCCAGAAGGAGTTCGCATCGAAGCTCGTATCATCGAACGCCCCATCGGTTAATCCTGCAGGTGTAAAGCCTACTACAATAGCAGACCAGTTCTGTGCAGGACTAGTCGTCATGGTGGCAGCCCAAGCACCTGCAGCTCCTGACAATCGCTCTTCCATAGCAATCGTCATAGCACCAGCGAGCCCACCGCCTGATCTGTTCGAAGCATCAAGTACAAGCGTAGCATCTGCTGCAGGGGTGTAGGTTTGCGCAGCCTCTGTGTCAGTTGCAGCTGCAAGTAGCTGTAGCTCTCCTGTTTGCTCCGGTACTCCAGAGGTTACGGCTATTGCTGTTGTAAAACCTCCATTGACTTTAGCTGCCATCGAATTATCTGTGTACCCAGGGTCTGCAGCATTGCTCCATGTATAGTGAGCGATTTGAGCCCACTGGTTGTTTGAACCACCTATACATGTAACGGTTAGATCACTAGCTGCGGCTGCCTTAGAATACGGCATTACGCCTATGACAAGATTCTTTGACGAACCCCCATTCATTGGGTTGCCTGCTTGTGTAGGCAAGATATACCAGGAACCATTGATGTTGTCTGATATGCCACCAGGATCGTGAACAGGGCCTTTGGCTACGAAGAAGCATACGAGTAAGTCGCCATCAGCTATAGCATTAGGCAACGTTATGGCGACGTTAGCAGTAGCTGTGCCTCCAGCCGCCTGTACTCGTGTGAACGTCATTAGTCGACTGTCAGCGCTCCTCCGAGAGTGACTGGCCCATTAACAACACGAACGATGCCTTGAATCCTTCGGTTTGGGTTGGGCATATCGATCAGACTAAGCTGTACGTATGCTGTAGGCATCGGAGCACCCGTTTCATCGGGGATGAAGCCGCCTGTAACAGGACCGCCAGTACCAAGAGGCTTGAAGCCCTTCCCGTCCGCTCTATCAATGTATAGGAGAAGCATCACTGTAGTGTCTTCGTTGCGCGTATTGAGAGCAGCATTACCGGTGTTGCGATCAATCTCTAGGCGGATTCCTGAGTCACCTGCGGCGATGCTAGCAGGGCCAACAATTGTATCGCCAGACTGAAACCGCTGGTTGTTGATAGGCAACGACAGAGGCATAATTCTCCTTAGCGGAACAGATACTGAACGGATCGGATGTTAGGAGCGGTAGTTAGTGTAGCAGCATTAACTTGGACTAGTCGGAGAACAGCGTTGTCTATTTTCGCAGCAGCTGCAAGATCCACCCAGCCTGAATCTCGCAATACACCAGTAGTACCAGTGTTAAGTGGCATACCGGTGTACGTAGCTAGGGCGGTAGCCCAAGCTGACTGAGTAATACCATTAGTAGCGTAGTCCACGCGTAACAGGCTAGAAGCGCTCGCGTTGGTACCAACTGCTGCTACGATACGGATTTGCGAAGCTTGCGACAGATCGCAGATGACTCGATTGTGGTAGCCGCTAACTTCGATGGTGCCCGAGGCAGTAGACAACGCTAAGCCACCAGGCACGTAAAGCACTAACTGCTCCATCGGGATGTGAAGATGATCCCGATCGTAGTCGTCTGGTCCCACTTTACC